ATGCTCGCGCTACCGTCGAACGGGTTCACCGTCGGAATCAGATCGAACCCGAGGAAGCTTAGCGTCCTTCCATAATGCGCACAGCTCGCAAAGTCCAGATTGCAGCCGGCCGTCCCGTGGACCGCCGCTCCCGCCTGCATTGCGGGGATCGGCGAGATGAGCGTCACAGTTGAACCGGAGTGAGCGACGATCATGCGAAAGTCACTCCCAAACTTAAGGTATCCCGCCTTGAGCGGGTCCGGGAGCGACGCGAACGCCGGGATCGTCAGCACCGTCCCCGTGGAATCGATGGCCGTCACCGTTCCGCTGTAGGTATGCGCGGTAAGATCCGCGCCGCATCCCGCATCGCCGAAAATGTGCGAGCAGGGAGCCTGATAGAGTTGCTGCGGGATCTTCCGCTGCAAGAGGTACGCCGCGGAGTTGCAGGTCAGTTCGGCTTGGTCAGTGAAGCGCGCTGAAGCGATGACGCCGGTGAAGAGCACCACGGTTTCGCTGTCCGCGTAGTGGGAGCCGTAGACGGTCACCGCAATCGGCGCCGACGGCAGATAGGGGAGGAGGAGCTGCGCGAGGGGATGCTCCTTCGGAATGAAAATCTTGATCTGCCCGGAAACGACTTCATTTGATTGCTCCGACTCGGTCCTGGTGATCGTCGCGGGAACGTAGTTCTCGCCGAGATAGGCGATGACGCTCTCCGCGCTCGTCAGCGCGAAAGAGATGCCCGTGCCCTGGAAGAGATAGAGCTCGTAGGGTTGCGCGCTGAAACCGGATTTTTCCTTGGCATCGAAACTCATGGCAATTCCCTCGGGACTTCCGTGAGTTCGAGGATGGACTCCGCGTGCTCGGAGCTATCCCACTTGATGGACACCGCGTCGGACGCCAGCCGCGCGAGCGTAAGAAACGAAATCATGGTGCTGCTCTTAGGAAAGTTCTTCCCCGGAGCCGCCTCGAGCGTGAGGTTCTCCGTGCCGTCTCCGTTGTCAATCGCGCCCGTGATTTTCCCGTACACGTTGCCGGAGCCGTCCATCGGGATGAAGGCGATGAAGCGGCGCGCCGGCGAGGGGAAGAAAAACCGCGAATAGAATTCGGACTTGATCCTGATCCCCGTGTCGGCGGATGCCACATCCTGAAACAGCACGAGGTCCTGGTCCCACGTCGGAATCCAGAAAGGATTCAACTGCCCGAATCGCCGGAGGATGAATGCGCGGAACGCGGTGACGTTCGGATGGGTGTCCAGCCACCAGGGGAACTCCTGGCCCACGAGCGCCGTCCCGCCCTTGTCCACTACCCCAATCGGTCCCACCTTCGGATCGATGGTCACCATCGAACGTTTGTAACTGCGCCTCAACGGCGCCTGCGCCCAGTTCGGCTGAATTTCCAGCACGTCAAACCCTTTGAATTGCGCCGGAGACGAGGACGGCGCCGGAGCCGCCTGACCGGACTCGCCGATGAAGCTGACGTCCATCTGATCGATCTCGCTGCTGTGCCGAGAGATGCTGACGGATGCCGGGAGCCTGCAAAGGAAAACCGGAATGACGCGCGTACCGGGACCGGCCTTCCAGGAGAACTGTGTCGGGGAGGAGACAGTTACAGAGTGAGCGGCCACGCTTACGACGTCGAGAGCCTCGTAGGTGTACTCGTCGACCCAGATCGCTACGAGACCGCCGGCGGCGAACATGCGGTCGGCCGTGTCGACTGGAATCACAAACGTCCCCGGCGCCACGTCCGAGAGCAACGGCTGCGCGTCCGGCCACCAGGGAACCCCGTAAGGCTGATTCTGCCATCCCCAGACCAGCGACTCCATGCCGGCCGCGTCCCGCGCGTTCAGCGTCAGCGCGCGGTAGCGCATGGCCCGCCGCGGGAGCTGGCGCAAGGCGCGCCGCTGTTCATTGTCCGAATAGGACCGGAGGACGTCCGTCAGATACTCCAGCGACTCCTCCATCCCTTCGTTCCAGTCCGGCGCGACAGAAAAGAACGTGATGCGGGACCCGGTGACCTGCATGTCCGCGCCGAGGATGCCGCTTACGAAAGCGAACACCACGTCCTGGTTGATCTGTGCGGCTCCGGCGCTCGGGACGGTCGCCTGATAGATACGCGAGCCGAGCGCGGCGTAAAGAAGCGGAACGCCGTAAGGATCTGTCAGCGTGAGTCCGCCGATCCCGCTGATGGTGATGGAAGAGAGCGTCTGATTCTTGTCGCGGAAAGTGTTCCACACTTCGACGGGGAATTGCGTAGCACTGAGCACAAACCCGAGCGCCTTCACGCGCGGGATCACGATGACCTTCTCGAAGAGCTGGCCTCCGAATAACTCGATGCGCTGGCCGGAGACGTTGCGGTGCGAGACGGAAACGACTGGCTCCGGGACGCCGCGGCTTACGCGCAATGGCAGCGTTCCGAGACTTAGAAGGAGCGTCCCCGCGAATATCCCTGCGACGATGTCAGTCGAGCGATTGGCCGGGTCCAGCCGTCCGGGGAAAACAGTCGTCTCTCCTGCAAAGTTAGCCATGCAGCCTCATGGAGTTTTCACGACGCAAAAATGGGGGAAAAGTTTGTAGGTCGTCCCGCCCAGAACGTACTCGTCCGCATTCGAGAATCCGTTCCCTACGGCGTTGGTGAAGAAGATATTCGGAGCGGTCCCGAGCATCGAAAAGCCGGTAGTTGTGCTGTCGCGGAGAACCCAGAGGATGAGCGGGAGCAGGTTCGCCCGGCCGTCCTGCTCGCTCGTCTGAACGTTTTGAAACTGCGGGGTCCCCGCCGCAAACGCGTAGACGGGGTAGTTCGTCTTCATGACCCGGTTTGTTCCGTAGACGGATGAGTCTCCCTGCTTGCCCGTGAATCCTGTGTCTCCGCCGCTTGCGGAATTCCAGATGCCCACCCATTTCCCCGTCCAGGAGTCGACGTCGGCGCGAACGAACCCGCACCCGGCGCCTTCCCCATCGCCGTTGACAAAGGGACAGTCCGTAGAACTCGTAAAGCCTGGGACTCCGGCTCCCGCCGATGTGACGCTGGTGTAGAAACCGCTCGAAGAACCAAAGAAGTAAGGCCCGCCCGTGTAGCTTCCGGCTTTCTGAAGCGAGAGACCCCATCCGATGTGGACAAAGAGACCGGGGGTTTTTTCCACGACTACCACGACGTTGTCGCCGGCCGAGTCCGCGAAAAAATAGTAGTTCGAAAAAGGACCAGCGGAGAGATGCATTCCCACGCCGATTGGATACGAGTTCCCGCTCGAAATCGGAGATCCGGTCGTCTGATTGTTGAACGGCTGGCCGGAACTGTAACCGGTGCCGAGATACATGTGGACGCCGTAGTGGCCGTTAGAAAAGGAAGCCTGCCAGACCGCGGCTTCATTCATCGCCGCGCGGAGATGGACATAGTTTCCGCTCTTGTGAAGCGTTGCGGTCCAGCCGAGGCCTTCGACAGCGCTGCGGTCCTGGGTCCATCCGATGCTTACGAGCCAGGTCATTAACTGCTGAACCACGTCGGTCGCTGAAGATGCCGAACCCGTCTGGTAACTCAAGGTCTTTCTCCTAAGCCAGCTTCACGGCGAAAAAGTCCGCCTTGGTGTTGCGAAAAACGTTTTCAATGACGAGGTACTGAATGCCTCCGACGGTGACGGTGTTCTCGCTGGATTGTGAAAATCCGGTCGTGGCAAATACGCCGTCGAGTTCCCCGTAAACGTTCGGCGTGGGATCGCTCAAAACGATGGGAAGCAACGGATAGCCGCCGTCCAGATCGGGACGCCAGTCGGAGGTACCGCCCACCTGATCGATGAAAGCGTATGGCCACACCTGCCCGAAAACTGTCTCGTTCGGATTGGTGTCGAAGCCCTGCCATGACCCATCGGCGAGCCGAAGCTGCAGCGAACTCCGGTATGCAAAACTCATCGTCTGTGCAAAGGGAATCGGGAAGTTCCGCATGTCGGTTCCCGTGTAGCTCCAGCGCCACGAGGGGTCGGTCGTCCCCGGCTCATTCTGAAAAGCGAGATTTCCTCCCACGATAAGTGGGTAGGGGAAAGAGCCGGGAGCCATGTAAGGCGCCAGGAAGCCGAGGTAGGCGGCCACGTAAACCGTCGAGACCTTGGCGATGAGGATCACGCGGCGGCCGCTGGCTAGAATCCAGTAGGGTATCGAAGAGTTCCAAAGCGTGAGGACCGGGGACGCATGAGCCTGCGACGCGCCGCCGACGTAACCCGCCTGCTGGTTGAACACCGCGCCCGAATTGAAAGCCGTGAATCCTCCGAGCCGCCAGTTGTAATAGTCGGTGCCGACGTCGAAGAACGTCTTTGCTCCCACGATGATCTGGTCGAGGCCCCCGTTTCCGGGTGCCTGCCAGATCATCTCCGAAGCGGAGACGCGCCGGAGGGACGTCCAGGGGGGACAGACAACGAACGTGAACGCATCCGTGGCGACGAAGGCAGTCCCGCCGGCCGTGATGGTCAGATTTGCCTTCGTGGAAGTGAATGGCGTGCCCACCACGCCCGTCCCGAGGGACCCGGAGACTGAACCCACCACCCCGAACGCTGTCGCGCTGGTAAACGTCACGGTGATCGTCTCCGCCACTCCTGCGGAGCCGCCGCGCGCGTCGATGGTGCCGTTCCCGGTACCGGTGAAGGACGGCGTCAGCGCCATCCCTGTCGCGGTCAGGAAGGTATCCAGGACGTTCAGAAGATCACCGTAGTCCGTTGCCGTGCCCACCTTGACGCTCATTAGTCTGACCTCGAAAGTGCCTTGCCCGCCGCCTTCGGATTGTTAACCAAATG